CCTATTGGAGCATGCCTCCATCATTATGGAGAGTGGGCTCAACAGGAACTAGATCTCTTTGACCTCATCCTAACAGAAACATCTAACATCGCCGATATAGGAGCAAACATCGGCACCCACTCGGTATTCTTCTCTAAAAAAGCAAGTAAAGGTAGAGTCATATCCTTTGAACCCCAGCTTTATATTTTTGAGCTGCTATGCGCTAACCTGTTGATGAATGGTTGTTACAACGTATTTCCTATCAATGCAGCCCTATCAAACAAACCATCCAGACAAAGGATGGTCAATTTCAATCCTTTCAATGATGGCAAGGTTAATTATGGAGAGTTTAAGATTAACTCACATGATGATAAAGGTATTCTGACCAGCGTTTTTACTCTTGACAGCTATTTTGATTCCCATAAGTTTGATTTAATTAAAATGGATGTGGAAGGTCACGAGTTGGAAGCGTTGGATGGTGCCAAGAAGATAATTAAAAAACATAAACCAACATTATACATTGAGTATAATAGCGATACTGGTAATGAGGAGTTGTTACAGCTGCTTGAGAGAAGTGGATATAACTGCTACTGGCATGTGTATACTAAACACAATCCTAAGAATTTTAACAATAAGACTCAGGATGTTTGGTGCGAAGAAAATATGATAGTTGATAAAACAAATTATCATAAAAAGTTTGAGGGTAATATAATTTGCGTTCATCGCGATAATGTGCAACCTCAAGGCCTTCCGGTTGTAGGTGATCAGAGAAATCTTTTACAGTTCTTAACACACGTTGGAGCTTTCTAGTTTTCACAATCTACCCATTTTAAATTACTATAGTGTTCGTAAGGCCAAGTTCCTTTTGGTATTAAGCAGTTGCCTAGATCCGGTCTCTCTGTTTTGCGTATTTCCACAATACTCCATACCAGTGCAATAAAGTATAAGATTGAGACAACTATAAGAATCCATTTAGTTATATTATTTTTAACAGCAGCTATTCTTCTAGCTCTTATTCGTGCTGCCTTTTGGTCCTTCTCTCTCTGTCTTGTTATAGCAACCGACTGCTCATATTTAATGCGCTCCATCATTTTTTCAGTTCTGGTGTACAGATCTCCCAACTCTGCTGGACACTGGTATACCATTATCTCACGTAACTCAGCTTTCATAGCCTCGAGTCTACTAATCATTAGAACTCGTTGCAATGCTCTTTTACCTAGACTCATGCCACCTGTATATACATCAAAGGCATGCTTTTCTTCTTCTTCAAACACAGCCATGCATGTAGCATAGTTTTCAAAATACGTGCCTAACTCTTCTCCAATTTGTGTGAATACATCATCAGGTTGCTTCTTGCTTAGTTCAATTATACGGTTTTTTTCCTCAATATACTGATTCTTTTCAGCAACTGATGGAGGTTTATCTTTATGTCTTTCTGTGAATTGCTGCTCTAAATCATTAAGTATGCCTTTAACGTCACCTGCTGCGGATTGTATTTCTTTGTATAGAGCGCAACCCTTTTTAACGGCAGCTACTGCTCCGTTTGCTAATGCAAAAAGCGTTAGTGGATCCATTAAATTGTATGAACAACAGGGTTAAACAGATTTTACTTAAATCGGGCAACCAGCTTCATGTTTTCAGCTAGGTTTTTGACATACTCATCAGCATCTTTTAACGTGGGACTCCAAAATCCATAAGTTAATTCATTCAGTGCTTTGGTATAATGTAGAAAGCCATTACGCTTTAAATTGATAAATTCACAAACAAATTGTTGATTTTTTTCTATAACATCAGTTATAGTGATTGGTGTGTACTGCGGAAGCAGATGGAACATTTTATCCTTTCTTTTCAAGTATTTATCTTTTAGAACGCGCAAATGAAACAGGTTTTTATATTCGATGTTGATGGCACTTTGACGCCTAGTCGTGAAACAATGGATCCTCAATTCCGTAAATGGTTCAAGAACTGGATTAAACGCGGTGGTAAGGAAGTTTACTTTGCTTCCGGTAGTGACTATGTCAAAACACAGGAACAACTTGGTAATGATATACTAGACATGGCTAATGCTGTGTTTTCTTGTGCTGGCAACGCTATCTACACTAAAGGAGTTCTCAAATACCAGAGTAAGTGGACGCTCAAGGATCCTCAAATTCAATGGTTGAATGAGCAACTTTTCAAGAGTCTTTTTACTGGAAAGTCTGGTAGACATATTGAAAACCGTATAGGTCTTGTCAATTTCAGTGTAGTTGGTAGAGCTGCAGACAAGGAAATGCGGAAGAAGTATATTGAATTTGATAAGCGTACTGGTGAGCGAAGAAAACTAGCTGAGGAGTTTAACAAGAAGTTTGGAGATGTTGCTGTTGCTCAAGTTGCTGGTGAAACCGGTATTGACCTTATGGAACCAGGAAAAGACAAAGGTCAGATTGCTCAGTATTTTGTTGAGCCCTTTGTACACGTTCATTTCTTTGGCGATCAGATGGAGTTCGGTGGTAATGACTTTCCTTTAGGTATTGCATTAAAGGAGAACTATATACACATGAAGCAAAGTAAAGCTACAACGGTGAAAGTGAAAAGTTGGAAAGATACATGGAATTACTTGAAAAAACTGGAGAATGAACAATGAAGACTAATGGTACCTTTAAGATGGATAAAGAAGTAAAACGAGTTGCTGCTACGATTGTTGATTCTGAGCGTCGTGGAGCTTTTAAACATTTAATGATTGATGCTCTTGTTTCTTTTGAAAAAGCTAGACGTGAATCTGGCAAACCAAAACGTAATGAAGGTGGTGAAGAATAATGGAAGTTAATGAACTATCAAAGAATGCTAAAGGTGGTACAGAGCTGATGTTAGAAGCTCTTCATAAGAACGTACCTGAAGACCTTATGCAATACTTTCAAATCATTCCTTCTCGTGTCAGAGATGTGGATGACTCAAAAATTAAAATATACTGGCTGCACGACCTACCAGGCGATCCTGAATCAGAACATCTAAAGAATGGTGGGTGGAATAGATTTGATAAACTTGTTTTTGTATCTAACTGGCAGATGCAAGCCTATCAACGACACTATGGTCTACCATGGTATAAATGCGTAGTACTCCACAACGCTATTGAACCGATTCCTTTTGTTGAGAAACCAAAGGATAAGATCAAACTTATCTACCATACAACACCTCATCGCGGTCTTAATATTCTTGTTTCAACATTTGATGCATTAGTTAATGAGCATCGAGATAAGGATATTGAACTAGACGTGTATTCTAGTTTTAAGATATATGGCTGGGAAGAACGTGACGAACCTTTTAAAGAACTGTTCGACTTTTGTAGGGACCACCCAAAGATTAACTATCATGGATCTGTTCCTAACTATCAGATAAGAGAGGCGCTTCAACAAGCTCATATCTATGCATATCCAAACGTCTGGCAAGAGACGTCATGTATATCTCTAATGGAAGCAATGTCTGCTGGTCTTGTCTGTATACATCCTAACTATGCTGCTCTATATGAGACAGCTGCTAACTGGACTCAGATGTATCAGTGGCAAGATAATCAACGCGATCACGCAAAGACATTGTTTGAGTTGACTTCCACTGCTATTGAGATGTACAATGATGAATCTGTACAGAATATGATCAAAGCTCAAAAGTATTACACTGATATGTTCTATGGTTGGGAAGGTAGAAAAGCTCAGTGGTTTAACCTTCTCACATCTTTACTTAAAGAGCATCGAAGAATAGATTATACAAAATGATTATCGTTGACTTTAACCAAATCTGTATCTCAAACCTGATGATGCAGATTGGTAATCACACTAACCTTGTATTTGAAGAGGGTCTTGTTCGTCACATGATCCTCAATTCACTTCGTCTATATAAACAAAAGTTTGGTAAGATATATGGTCACATGGTTATAGCTTGTGATGATAAGAATTACTGGCGTAAGCAAATTTATCCTCACTACAAAGCTGGTCGCAAGAAGACTCGAGAAGAGAGTGACATTGACTGGCCAGTGGTATTTGATACTCTAAACAAGATCAAAGACGAGATTAAACAGTTCCTTCCTTTCACGGTTATTCAAGTTGAGAATTGTGAAGCTGATGATATTATTGCAACCATATGTTTGAACACTAGTGAAGATATATTAATTTTATCTGCAGACAAGGATTTTATTCAGCTACATAGTGAAAGAGTTATCCAATTTGATCCTATTCGCAAACGTAATGTTCAAGTTGAGGATCCTAAACAATATCTTAAAGAATTGGTAATCAAAGGAGATGCGGGTGATGGGATTCCTAATGCTTTGTCTAGTGGTGATAGTTTTGTGGAAGGTATCCGTCAAAAAGCGATAGCCAAAAAGAAACTAGCAACATGGCTAGATATGAGTTGGGAACAACTACATAATGATGTACCTGAACTTCAAGTTGGACTGGAAAGAAACAAGAAACTGATTTGTCTGAATGAAATACCAACAAACATAACATCTAAGATATGGCTGGAGTTTGAGAATCAATTTTTCACACCCAAGAAAATAGATATTATTGGTTATCTTCAACAATATAAACTTAAAACATTGATGGAACACGCTGGGGATTTTACATGAAATTAGGATTGGCTGAAATACTTAAGAAAGCTTCTGAGTTAGAGAAGAAGCAAGATCGAATTAATTACATATATCAAAATGACTCACATGCACTTCGAGCTGTATTGAAATATGCATACGACCCCAAAGTTAAGTTCCTTCTACCTGAGGGAGCACCACCTTACAAACCTAATGATCTTCCTGATCTACAGAGTGTTCTGTACAGTGAACTTAGAAAGATGTATTTGTTTGTCGAAGGTGGTAATGATAGTTTAAAACCTGTTAGACGAGAATATTTGTTTGTTCAGCTTCT